ATCACCCGGTCTGGGATCTACTGGGTCGGAATCATGGTCAAGGCGACCGCTGTCCCGACACTGCTCGGCTCCGCGGTGGCTCCGGCCATCGTGACCGGTGAGCGCAACCTCAGCCAGTCGTCCGGGTCGTCCCTCACCGCGACCGCGCCAGCGACGATCGCGACGCCGACGGCCAAGACCTTCGCGCCGTACGTCGTCCTCACCTGAGGTGAACGACATGGCTCCCGAAGAACCGGAGAGCCCGCCCCCGCCGCCGGAACCCGACCGGTACGCGATCACCGCGCCCGGGCCGGTCACCGGCGGCGTGATGGGGGTGGCCTTCGCCAACGGCCAGGCCATCGCGGCCGCCGACAAGCACCTCCGCGCCCTGGACTGGTTCCGGGCGGAGGGCTACAGCGTCGAGCTGATCGAGGCGGACCCCGCCCCGCCCGCCGACGAGGAGCCCGCCGCCCCGGAACCGGCCCTGACTGCCGACGAAACCGCTCCCGACGAGGAGCCCCCGACGAGGAAGACGAGGCCGAGCCGTGCCCGTGATCAGTGACGTCTCCATCACCGCCTCGGTCCTCCAGACCAAGACGAACGACCTCACCACCACCTCCGACCCGCTGATCAAGAAGTGGGCGGCGCACCTGGAGAGCGGAACCGCGGCCGGCCAGGCCGACCGCGCGTTCCACGACACCCGCACCCTCGCCGCGTCAGCGACCGAGGATCTCGACCTCGCCGCGGTCCTCGTCGACGTGTTCGGGGCGACCCAGACCTACGTCCGGGTCAAGGGATTGTTCATCTCGGCGGCCTCGGCGAACACCAACAACGTCGTCGTCGGCGCGGGCACCAACCCCTGGGTCACGCTGCTCAACAGCACAGGCACCGTGACCCTGCGCCCGGGCGCGGCCTGCGCGTTCTTCGCGGGCGCCGCCGACTCGACGGGCTACGCGGTGACCGCCGCGACCGGCGACATCCTCAAGGTCACCAACTCGGCGGGCTCGACGTCGGTGACGTACGACGTCGTCATCATCGGCTGCTCCGCGTAGGAGGTCCCCCATGGCCCGCGTCTACGCCACGGCCGAGCAGTACGAGACGTACACCGGGGCCACGGCCCCGGAGGACATCGACTACCGGCTCGGCCGCGCCAGCAGCTTCCTCGACGCGCAGGTGTTTCGCTCCTGCTGGTACGCGGTCGGCGACAGCGGCCTCCCGACGGATGCCGTCGTCGCTGCCGCGTTCGCCGAGGCCACGTGCGCGCAGGCGCAGTGGGGCGTCGAGGTCGGCGACATCACCGGGGCGTTCATGGCCGGGTTCGGCAACGCCTCGATCGGCTCGGTGAGTCTGGGCCGGTCGGTGACGGCCGTCTCGGGCTCGGACGCGCCGGGCCGGCAGGTCGCCCCGGCGGTGTGGGACGCCCTCGGCAACCCGGACCTCACCCCGGACCGGTGGCGGATGGGGATGGTGACCTCGTGATCCCGGGCTGGATGCTTCCCCACAGGGTCACGATCGAGATCTACCTGGGTGACACCGCCTATGGGCCGTCGTACGCGCCGCCGGTCACCGTCCGGGCGAACGTCGAGGACGAGGAGAAGACGGTACGCAACGGCCAGGGTGAGGAGGTGGTGAGTGGCACGCGGCTCTGGTTGCTTCCCACCCAGGACTGCCCGCCTGAGTCCCGGATCACGACACCGTCCGGCCGCGTCCAGTCCGTCATCACCTCTTCCAAGTTCGACTATCCGGGGACGCCTTCCCACCGGGAGGTGAGACTGACGTGACGCAGTACGTACGCATGCGGTGGGAGGGCAACCGCCTCGGGCGCGGGCGCGGCCGGCGCGCGGCCGAGGAAGGCCTCCAGAAGGCGTTGGAGCACCTCCTCACCGAGGCCAACAAGCTCGTCCCGCTCGACGAGGGCACCCTGGAGCGCTCCGGGCGGGTCGTCCGTACCGGCATGAACGGCATGGTCACCTACGACACTGTCTACGCCCGCCGGCAGCATGAGGAGTTGACCTGGAAGCATTTGCCGGGCCGCTCTGCGAAGTACCTCGAAATCCCCTTCAACCGCGACAAGGACATCATGCTGCGGCTGATGCAGGTGTCCCTGAGGAGGTGGCTGCGCGGTGCCTGACCTCCTCGACGGCGTCGCCCGCTACCTCATGGCCCGCGGCCACGTCACCTACGACCCGGCCGGGGTCTCGGGAGACTGTTTCATCGAGTCGACCCCTTCCACGCCCGACGCCTGCGTCGTGCTGACTGTCTACGACGACGGCGCAGAGACCGACTCTCAGATCGGCTACGACGACATCCCTGTTCAGGTGAAGGGCCGAGGTACCACAGATCCGCGGGTCTCTCGCAGGCGCGTGCAGGCGATTCGTGACGAGTTGCTGGGCCTCGGGGAGACCCTCCTCCCGGACGGCACCTACCTGCTGCTCTGCCTCGGTAACGCGGCCGTCGCCGGTCTCGGCGTGGACGAGAACCGGCGCCACCAGCACGTGGCCAACCTGAAGTTGCGCGTCCGCTCCGCCACCCCGCACCGCGTCTGATCCACCCCCATCGCTTCAGCCCGCTCGGCGCCGCCGGCGGGCTACTCGCCATGCCCCGGAGGAGTACCACCATGGCCGTCGACAAGTACAACGCGCGTGACGTGCGCTTCCAGATCGAGAGCTACCTCTCGCCCGGGACGTGGGTCGATATCGCCCCCCTCGCGATCAACACCTGGTCGAAGAGTGAGGAGGAGGAGACCGCGGACATCACCACGTTCGGGTCCGCCGGTCAGGCCGAGCAGCAGAAGATGCAGATCGGCAAGTCGTTGCAGCTGGAAGGCTTCCGGCTGCGGGACCCGTCCACCGGCGCCCTCGACCCCGGCCAGGCTCTCGTCGAGGCCATGAACGACCGCCTCGGCACCGACAGCCTGACCGGGTTCCGGTTCGCACACGCCACCGACACCACCTGGGTCGTCTGGACGAAGGCAATGGTGAGCCTCGGCGAGACCGGCGGCGGCAACAACGACCCGACGTCCTGGTCCGCGACGTTCACCCGCTCCGGTGCCTCCACCACGGCGGTCAAGTCGTGACGGCACCGCGCGCCCGCAAGAGCGCCCCCGACGACTTCGACGCCTACTGGGCCGAGATCAACAGCCGCAAGACGGAGACCATCCGCGGCGTCACCATCCGTATCCCGGCCGACATCCCCATGGTCATCGAGCAGCGCATGGCCGATTTGCAGGAGTCCTCCACCGAGGAAGACATCGCCGAGCTGCTGAGTCTGCTCTTCGGCGTCGGCCCGGACGCCTTCGAGACGTGGAAGAACGCCGGCATGGGCGCGATGGAGTTCCAGGTGCTCGTCATCTGGGGCATGTCGCACACCGACGGCAACCCCATGACGGTCGGCGAAGCTCACGAGCACGTGGTGAAGGCCCTCGCCGAGGGAAAAGCCCAGAGCCAGCCGAACAGAGCCGAGAGGCGCGCCTCGTCCGCCAGCACTGGTGGGCCGTCGAAGCCTCGTTCCGGGCGGCCTACGGCATCGACCCGGAAGGCCTCGCGCGCCTGACGCGGCGGACGTTCCGGAACTACCTGTACGGCCTCCCGCCGGAGTCCGTGTTCATGCGGCTGGCCGCCCCCGAGCTCGGCGTGATCGACGACGACGAGATCATCCGCGCCGCCCTCCCCCGCAACTGACCGCAAGGAGGGCCCAGTGGCCGCGATGACGATCGGCGAGCTCGTCGCCAACATCCGCGCCGACAACAGTGACTTCGACCGTGGGCTGGCCACGTCGCAGTTGCGGATGCAGGGCTTCACGGTCGACGCGTCCGGCCGACTGCGCAACTTGCAGGGGCATTTCGTCCGCTCGGGCGAGGTCATGGAACGGGCTCTGTCGGACGTCACCGATGAGGTGTCCGACCTTGCCACGCAGACCACGGAGACCACTGCGGTGGTCGAGGTGGAGACCCGCACGATGGCGATGCGGTTCCGGGCGCTGGCCCGGGCCGCAGACCAGATGGGCGAGAGCCTCGGCAACCGGCTGGGTCGGGTCGTCGACGGCCTGCGCAACGTCAACCTGCACACGGACCGGCTCGGGGCGATCGGTGGCCGGCTCGGCGGCGTCGCGATGACGTTCGCGAAGATCGGCGCGGCCGTGGGTACGGCCGTCCCGCTGGTCGCCGGCCTGGCCACGACCGTGGCGCAGATCGCGCCGGCGGCCGGTGTCGCCGTGACCGGCCTGATCGCCGTCCAACTGGCAACCAAGGCCTTGAAAATCGGCATGGTCGGTGTCAAGGACGCGGTGAGCGCCGCGATGGACCCCTCCGACCCGGAGGCCTACGCCGAGGCCCTCAAGAAGCTCAGCCCGTCCGCGCGCGCGTTCGTGGGCGAGATCCGCACGCTCCAGCCTCAGTTCAAAGCCCTCCAGCAGGAGGTCCAGCAGAACCTGTTCAAGGGCCTGGACACGGTCCTACGGGACATGGGAACGACCACGCTGCCCATCCTGCGGCAGGGCCTGACCGGGGCCGCTACCAGCCTCAACTACATGGCGCACGGAGTCGGCGACGCCGCCATCGAGATGAGCAAGAACGGGGTGCTCGGGCAGGCCATCCGCGGCGCCAACGAGGGACTCGCGAACCTGTCGGCAGCCCCGGGCCAGCTCGTACGAGCGCTCACCCAGATCGGCGCCGCGGCGGCGCCCAGCTTCGCCCGTCTGACGGCCGCGGCCGGGGACGGTCTGTCGTCGCTGTCCGCCCGGATGGACAAGGCGTTCGCGGACGGCAGCATTCAGTCCGCGATCGAGCAGGCCATCGGCCTGATCGGACAGCTCGGTTCGGTCCTCGGCAACCTCGCCAGCATCGCCGGCAGCGTGTTCGGGGCCGCTTCGGCATCCGGCGGCGGCTTCCTGGGCACCCTCCAGGAGATCACGGGCGCCTTGAAGACTGCGTTTGCGTCGCCTGCGGTACAGGCAGCGCTCGGGGCGATGTTCGACACGATGGCCATGCTGGCCAGGACCATCGGGCCGCTGCTCACGCAGGCGTTGGGCGCGCTCGCGCCGGTTTTCACCGCGCTCGGCCCGCCGATCCAGCGGATCATCGCCCTGCTGGGCCCGGCGCTGAGCGGCATCATCGGCGCCCTCGGCCCGGTCCTGGCCGCCGCCGCCACTGCGGTGGGCGCCCTGCTCGACGCGGTCTCGCCGCTGCTCCCGGTGATCGGCGAGCTCGTCGCCGGGCTCCTGCCCGCGCTGACTCCGCTACTGACGCTGGTGGCAGGCATTTTCACCGCGCTGGCACCGCTCGTCAGCCAGTTCGCGCAGATCCTCATGTCGGCGCTCACGCCGGTCCTGGCCGCGCTGGTCCCTGCGATTCAGCCGATCATTGACGCACTGATGGTGCTGGTGCAGGCGATCTTCCCGATCCTGTCGGCGCAGGCCGCCGCGTTCGCACCGCTCATCGCGACGCTCGCGCAGACCTTCGCGACGCTGCTCGTCGCCCTGGCGCCGGTCATCGCGCAGCTGATCGTGCTGATCGCGAATGTCCTGACCAAGATGATGCCGGTTCTGATCCCGATCATCGAGCTCGTCGCGAGGCTGGCAGCGGTGTTCGCGAACGAGCTCGCGCGCGTCATCTCGGGCGTCGTCGTCCCGGCGTTCCAGATGATCGCCGCACTCCTACGCGGCGACTTCTCCGGCGCCTGGTCTGCGGCGAAAACCATGGTCATGGGGATCATCGACGCCTGGATCCGCATGTTCCGGGACCTGCCCGCGCGTGCCTCCGAGGCCCTGTCCGGGCTCGCCTCAGCGCTGTGGTCCCGCATCCAGGAGGCCGGTGGCCGCATGGTCGACGGTCTGCGGCAGAAGCGGGACGAGGCGATCAACAAGCTGAAGGAGCTCCCCGGAATCGCCCGCAACGCGCTGGGGGACCTCGGCTCCCTGCTGTGGAACGCCGGGTCACGGTTGATCGGCGGCCTCATCGACGGCATCTCGTCGAAGATCAGCTCTCTCAGGTCCAAGTTGGGGTCGATCACCAACATGATCCCGGACTGGAAGGGCCCGCCCGAGACGGACGCCAAGCTCCTGACTCCCGCCGGCGTGTCCCTCATCGAGGGCTTCCAGAGGGGCATCACCGCAGCCACCCCCGGCCTGCGGAACCAGCTCGGCGGCCTCACCGGCGCCCTGCCGGGGATGCTGCCGGGGCCCTCCGGCGGCATGGTCGCAGGCGCGGGCGGCGGCCGCTGGATCATCGAGCTGGCCGGTGACGACTCCATGAAATCGATCATCCGCCGGATTGTGCAGGTCGACGGACGCGGCAGCGTCGCGACCGCCTTCGAGTGAGGAGTGCCCATGGCCGTACCCGACACGGGGGTGTCCCTCCGGATCGACGGCGCCGAGGTCGACGTCACCGACCGCGTCCTCCACGGCCAGGCGATCAGGTATGCGTGGGGCCGCCGCGCGGAGGGGTCCCGTACGGACCCTGCGGCGGCCTCCCTCGTCCTACGGAATCATGACGGCCGCTTCACCGGCCGCAACCCGCTGTCCCCGTACTACGGGAAGCTCGGCCGGAACACGCCGCTCACGATCACCCACGGCGGCGCGAACATGGCCTGGGTCATCCCGCCCGGCGTGGAGGGGCGGGCCACGACGCCGGACGCGGCCGCGCTCGACATCACGGGCGACATCGACATCCGCGTCGACCTCACCCCCGACGCCTGGGGCAGCATCACCAACGCCCAACGCCGAGGTGTCGTCGGCAAGTGGGGGGCCGTCGGACAGCAGTCGTGGCGTGTCACCATCTCCGACGGCGGCAAGGTGGTCCTGATCTGGACCCCGGACGGCACCAACCCGGTCGGCTCGTCCTCCGACGTGCCGCTCCCGTTCGCTCCGGGCCAGCGCGGCGCCTTCCGCGCCACTCTCGACGTCAACAACGGGTCGGGCGGCTGGACGGCCACCTACTACACCGCGGCCACCCTCGCGGGCCCGTGGACGCAGCTCGGGACCCCGCAGGTCACCACCAGCGGCACCACGTCGATCTTCAATTCGACGGCGCCGCTGGAGGTAGGCACGATCGACAGCGAGGCGTTCGACACTCTGTCCGGTGAGATCCACGCCGTCGAGGTTCGGTCCGGGATCGGCGGGTCCGTCGTCGCCAACCCCAACTTCGCGGGCCAGGCGGCCGGGGCGACGGTCTTCGCCGACTCCGCAGGCCGTACATGGACGGTCGCCTCCGGCTCGATCACCAACCGGCGCGTCCGCGCCGTGATGGAAGCCTCCTCGTGGACGCCCCGGTGGACGAACTCGGTGGACGTCACCACCCCTATCACCGCCGGCGGCCTGATGCGGCGCCTCGGCGCGGGCAGCAGGCCCCTCGCCTCGACGTTG